AAAATTCATCAAAAATTATGACAATCGAACAAATTATCGCACTACTGATGGGCAAATTCACAGGCGTGCGCAAAGACGGATTAAAGGCGTTGGCTCGCATGATTGCGATACAGGCCGCAACCGAGGATGATGCGAAAGCAATTATCGAAAAACTCACCGATGCGCAAGTGGGTCAGTTCGTTAAGGATTTTCGCGCCGATGTGGACAAAGAGGTGTCCGAATCGAACAAGACGTTTGAAGCCAATTTGAAGAAAAAGTACAAATTCGTTGAAATTACCGAACCCGGCGGTAAGGAAGATGAAAAGGACGATGACATCAAAACATTGGTTGCAAATGCGGTCGCAGAGGCAATCAAGCCATTTGCGGATTCCGTAAAAACGTTTCAGTCCGATAAACTGACAGAAACAAGGCTTTCACAATTGAATGCAAAGTTGGCGGAATGCAAGGATGAAAATTTCAAGTCACAGACATTGAAAGATTTCAAACGTATGACATTTGCCGATGATGCAGCATTTGAGGAATACTTAAATGAAAAGTCAACGGACATCGCAACCGCAAATCAAAATGTCGCGGATGAACACATGCGTTCAACCGGTGCGCCATTTGTGAGTGAAAGAAACGAACAGGGCGTATCAAAGGCGGTGGCCGATTTCGTGGCAACACAAAAACCGGAGAATAACCAATTCGCCGGAAAAGAGGTTTAACAATTAAAATGAACAACAAAAATGGGATTAATTATCAAGCGAAAGAAAGATTCACGCGTTGTTAAGTGTATATTCCATCGCATTGCCGATATACCCGGCGGTGTCACCATCAATGTTGCGAATTTAGGTGGTTCGTCACTTTTGGAGGGTACACCAATCGCCAAAGGTTCAAACGGCTTGTATGAGGTTGTAAAGACCGCACAGGTTATTACCAACGCGTCACAGGGTGCAACCACAATCGAGGTTGCCAAAGGACATCATTTCAAGGTTGGTGACAAGATTGCATTTTCGTCCACAAACAAGGGCAATGCAATTACCGCCATTGACAAGTCAAACGCCGCAAAGGACGTCATCACATTGTCAGCGTTGGCCGGTGACATTACGGCCGGTGCGTGCGGTGTTGAAACAACGTCAACAACGACATATGCGCCTAAATACAAGGCGTGCGCCGTTGTCGGTTCAAACAACGATGTCGAGGCCGGTTCAAATCTGTTTACAGATGCATGGGTCATCGGCGTTGTGAACAAGGCGAATGCGCCAATCGTCAATGCTGACATCGAAGATGCGCTGAAAGGCGTTTGTTATGTCTAACCATTAAAAACGTAATAGATTATGCAGAAAACATTAATGCAAGGGTTGGACGAAAAGAACATGGGTGCAGTAATTCACAATTACGACCTTAAAGATTATTATTATCCAACCCTGTTTCCGCTGAAAGAAACCAATCGCCTTGATTGGAAGATGCTCGAAGCACAGGCCGGTTTGAAGATTGCCGCCGACCTTGTATCACGCGGTGCAACAATAGGAAAGAAAACACGTGAGGCAATCGCACGCATACAGGGTGACATCCCAAAACTCGCTATTTCACGCGATATGTTGGAGGATGAACTCAACGAATACGACATCATGGTTGCAATGGCATCAACCGATGCAGATTTACAGGCCATTGTCGAGGTTTGGGCGGAAGATACCAAATATTGTTGGGATGGCGTTGCCGCACGTGCAGAGTGGATTGCGCTCAAACAGATTTCATTGGGTAAGGTGACATTCACCAATTCAAACAATGCAGCCGTTGTGACTGAATACGATGTGGATTATGCAATCCCATCCGCACAGAAGATTGGCGTTAATACGTCATGGTTGGCCGGTACATCCGGAAAACCATTCACAAAGGATTTCCCGGCAGCATTGAAGAAAGGAAAAGAACTTTACGGCGCAAAGTATAAGTTCGCGTTCATGAATGTTGACACATTCGAGGCGATGGCATCACAGGAGGAAGTCATCAAACGTTGTGCGTCTGTTGTCGAGAATTTGACATCATCACAGGATGCACCGGATTTGGAACAGGTGAACAAATACCTTGCAAAGAAAAAGGAACTTTATCGCGGATTGCAGATTATCGTCATTGACCAAGACATCACCATTGAATTGGCAGATGGTTCACGTGTCACCGGTAATCCATTCGAGGATAACGTTGTTCTTTTCAGCGAATCAAAGGTATTGGGTCGCACATGGTGGAAGAAACCAATTGACGCGAAGAAGATGCCCGGTTCTGTTGCCGAAAAGGTTATGCACGGACATACTCTTATCAAAAAGTATTCCGAGGAATCACCTGTTAAGGAGGTTACAGAGGGTATTGCAAACCTGTTCCCCGCATGGAATTTGGCCGGCCGTTCTGTTCTTATGCAGACCGACGCAACATCGTGGAATAAAAACTAATATTGCCAAAACGAATCACCGACCGGCGGCATGATGAAAATCCGCCGTTGGCCGGTTTCGGTAAAACATAACAATGACATGACAAACAAAGAATACATCGAAATATCGTTGGACGGATTGAATGTTTCCGATGGTGACATTGAAATAATAATGGCAAAGGCGAACATTGAGCCAAACGATGCGTGCGACGCGCATGCATGTGACGTTGCCATTTACAATCGTATGTCCATCGTCATCAAATCCGTAATGCAAAACGTATCCGAGGGCGGTTATTCTGTTTCGTGGAATATGGATGCCGTTAAAATATGGTACACGGCATTGTGCAACGAATTGGGTGTGGAAAATGTTTTGATGTCACGGCCGAAAGTTCGTAATCGTTCAAACATGTGGTAATATGGCACGCGTTAAACAATATCCTCATTACCTATTCGTCGAAACGCCGGGTGATTCCGTACAGGATGAAAACGGCGATTACGGCGATGCGGAGATACAAAGAACGTTAATCGGACGTTGCCGCGAAGAATCGGACGGACGCGGACAAGAATACGACGTTGGTGGCGGAAAGTATGTAAAAAGTACATCCGTGATACAATGTCCGAAATCATGTCCGGCGATTGCCAAAGGCAAAGGAATCATTGTTGCGAATGATGAAGAATGTTCCGACGTCCGTATTTCCGGAATCGTTCTAAATTGCGAACCATCCCAATTGCATACACGAATATGGGTATAACACCAACATTCAAGGTGTCCGATGTACGTAATCGCATGGATGCGTTTTTGGACGCGATACAACGTCAGCAGATAAAACGTTTGCAGAGATTGGGGGAAAAATGTGTGACGTATGCACGTGAAGAACATCCGGGCAATTGGATTGACCAAACCGGAAATTTGCGTTCGTCTGTTGGATATATGGTTTTTGTTGACGGCGTTGCCGTTCACAATTCCGATTTTGGCCAAATATCGCCGCGTCAATCACAACAAAACGTGAAATACGATGGAGGTAAACAGGGTGAAACGTTATGTCAGCAGATTGGACAACAGACATCCGGAATATGTTTGGTCGTTGTTGCCGGTATGAATTACGCCGTATATGTCGAATCACATGGCCGCGATGTTTTGACAGGTGCAGAACATTTGGCACAACGTGAATTACCGAAAGAATTGGAATCGTTACTTGACAATATAAGACACGCAGCAGAATAAAAATGTTAACATCATACGATACAGAAACAATCCTGTTTGGCATTTTGAAGAATGCAACATC